CCTACGAAGCGCTCGCCGAGCGGTTCGCGGAGACCGTCGGCAACCTGCGCGCGCTGGTGCGGAACCTTCGCCAGCGCGTCACCGAACAGCTTGCAGCGCGGGGGCTCATCCCCGCCCAGCGTCCGATGGCACGTCGCGAGAGGGGGAGCACATGTCAGCAGTCAGTCACCAGATTTTGACGACGAGCGAGGCCGGCGAGCAGCTTCGCGTGCACCGAAAGCAGATCATCGTGATGTGCGAGCGAGGCGTGCTCGTCGGCGCCTGGCCGACGCTCGGCGGACACTGGCGAATCCCCCTCGCCGCCGTCGACGCGTACAAGGCAGGCACGCGCCCGATCCGACGCTTGCGCCCCACCTTGCGCCCGACTGGCTGAAGAAAGATCGGTCCGAACGTTCCGAAACGGCACAATCGTTCCGAAAAGCCGCGGCTCCCCCCCTTGTGCTGCACCGGAAAACCTGGCCAAAGTCGCCATGCTGGGGCGGACCTCGGCGGGAACAGCGCGAGCAAGCAGCCCCACCGAGCGAAGCGAAGCCGGACCGAACGAGCCGGCGCCCGCGGCTGGTGGTCCAAATGGGTAACAAGGAAGGTGCTCAGCACCGGCGCGCGAACGAGAAGAAGAAGCGTTTCGCGGTGGAGTACTTCCGAAGCCTCAACGGGACCCAGTCCGCGATCAAGGCGGGCTACGCGCCGAAGAGCGCGCAGGTCACCGCGTCCCGGCTGCTAATGGACGCTAAGGTCCAGGCGCACCTGCAGGAAATGCGCAGGGCGACCGAGAAGCGCGCGACCGTCACCAAGGCGCACGTCATCGACGAGCTCGGCATCGTGGCGCTGAGCGACATCGGCGAGGTGTTCACGCAGAGCGTCGACGGCCGCTACATCACCGTCCGAAGCCTCGACGACCTCAGCCACGCGGCGCGGCGCTGCATCAAGTCGATCAGGCAGACCACGCACGAACAGCAAGACGCCGAGGGGCGCTTCGTCGAGAAGGTGCAGATCCAAGTCGAGCTGCACCCGAAGGTGCAGGCGCTCGATCTGCTGATGGCTCACTTCGGGCTGAAGCAGGCGGAGAAGATCGACGTCCACGTCAACGTGGCCTCGGCGAAGGTGAGGCTGGCCGAGAAGCTGAATGACCTTCGCGAGCGCAATCAACCTCAGCCAGATGAGCCTGGCGGAGAGACTGGCGCTTGATCCCGCTCGTCAGCACGTCTTCCTCGAAGCGCTGAGCGAGGACGAGGCCGAGGTCCTTCAGTACGACTGGAGTTTCTGGGCGCGGCCGAAGCAGATCGCGCCGCCTGGCAAGTGGCATTTCTGGCTGAATCTCGCAGGCAGAGGCTACGGCAAAACGCGCGTCGGCGCGCAGTGGTGCCAGGCTCAAGCAGAGAGCGGCGCGTGCGGCCGCATCGCGCTCGTGGCCGAGACGGCGGCGGACGCACGCGACGTCATGGTGAAGGGCGAGAGCGGGATCCTCGCGATCGCGCCGCCTTGGTGCCGACCGCACTACGAGCCCTCGAATCGCAGGCTCACTTGGCCGAACGGCGCAATCGCCACGACGTACAGCGCCGACGAGCCCGACCAGTTACGCGGCCCGCAGCACGACGGAGCGTGGGGCGACGAGCTCGCGAAGTGGCGCTACGCGGACGCGTGGGATCAGCTGTGCTTCGGCCTGCGCCTCGGCAATAACCCGCGCGCGATCATCACGACGACGCCGCGCCCCACGAAGATCATCAAAGACCTGATCGCCGATCCGCTCTGCTTCGTCACGCGAGGGTCGACGTACGAGAACCGCGGCAACGTCGCGGCGAAGTGGCTGAGCCACATCCTTGCGAAGTACCAGGGCACGCGGCTCGGCCGACAGGAGCTCGACGCCGAGGTCCTCGACGACGCGCCGGGCGCGCTCTGGAAGCGCGAGCGCATCGAATCCCTACGCGTCACGCGGCATCCGCCGCTCGTGCGCATCGTCGTCGCGGTCGACCCCTCGGTGTCGCAGACGTCAGAGGCGGCCGAGACGGGGATCGTGGTGATGGGCCTGGGCGAGGACGGGCACGGCTACGTGCTCGAGGACGCGTCGCTGATCAAGCCCTCGCCCAAGGAGTGGGGCGCAGCGGCGGTCACTGCCTACAACACACGCGAAGCAGACGTGATCGTCGGCGAGGTCAACAATGGCGGCGACCTCGTCGAAAGCAATGTCGAGTCGATCGAGAAGAACGTTCCGTTCCGGCAGGTGCGAGCGTCTCGCGGCAAGCAGATACGTGCTGAGCCGATCGCGACTCTCTACGAAAAGGAGCCGGGGCGCATCCACCACGTGGGCGTGTTCCCTACGCTCGAGGATCAACTCTGCCACTGGGAGCCGGGCGTGAGCACGTGGAGCCCGAACCGGCTCGACGCGCTCGTATGGGCAGCGACCGAGCTCATGATGGGGGCGGAGGTCGATGATGCGGGCCTGTACCACGTGAAGTCTTCAAGGCGGGGCTGATGGCGCTGGGAAACCTTTTCGGGCTCAGAAAGCAGCCACCGAAGGCGGCCGAAGAGAAGCCCGACGGCAAGGCGTACTCTGCGCCGAGCGTGCGGCTCTACACCGAGTGGGACCCGCGCAAGATCAAGATGGCTATCCAGCTCGCGGAGCAGGGCAACCTGACTTACGCGGCGAGCCTCTGCGAGTGGCTCCTGACTGACGACCGCGTGGCGGGCGCGCTGAGCGCGCGCACCGATGCGCTGATGGGGCTCACGCCCACGTTCGAGCTCGGCAGCGGTCGTCGCGCGAAGCGAGCCGCGCGCGAGCTCGAGGCGGGCGAAGACTTCTGGCAGGCGTACCCCGAGGGCGAGCTCACGCAGGTCGTGACGTGGGGCATCCTGCTCGGCGTCGGGCCTGGGCAGCAGCGGCCCTGGGTCGCGAACCCGGATCACGCCGGTCGGCTTCTGCCGACGCTCACCTTCTGGCATCCGCAAACGCTCGCCTGGGACTGGTACCTGCAGCGCTGGACGGTGCAGGACATCACGGGCCAGCTCATCGAGGTGCGCACCGACTCCGCCGAGTGGATCCTCCACATGCCGTACGGCTCGACCCGCCCATGGGCGGGCGGGCTGTGGCGCTCGCTGGCGCGCTGGGTGCTGCTGAAGCAGTACGCCATGAGCGACTGGGCACGGCACGGCGAGAAGGCGGCGACGCTGGTCGCTACCGCGCCCGAGAAGGCGACGAAGGAGCAGCGCAGGCTGCTCGCCGAGGACCTCGCGAAGGCCGGCGAAGACCGTGTCGTCGCACTCGCGAACGGCTTCGACCTCAAGCTCGTCGAGGTCAGCGCCAACACGAAGGAGATCTATCAAGCCCAGGTCGAGATGGCCGATCTCGCGATCGCGATTCGCGTCCGCGGCGGGAACCTCTCGACCAGCGTGAGCGACAAGGGCAGCTTCGCAGCGGCGAAGCAGCAGGCAAAGAGCGGCGACAACGCCAAGCTCCGCTTCGACGCGAGCGCGCTCACCACCACACTGCACGACCAGAGCCTCGTGTTCTGGGCGCAGTTCAACTTCGGCGATGCGCGCCTCGCTCCTTGGCCGAACTACCCGGTCGAGCCCGAGGAGGACAAGTCGCAGCGCGCGACCATGGTGAAGACCCTCGGCGAGGGGCTCACCACCATGAGGGCGCTTGGCTTTCAGATCCTCGAGAAGGAGACGAAGGAGGAGTTCGGCCTCAGCTTCCTCGGCAAGCTCGAGGAGCCCGAGGGCGTCCCGGCCCCGCCCGCTCCGGGCGACCTTGCGCCCAAGCCGGACGACGGCGGCGACAACACAGACCAGGTCGACGACAACCAAGGCGACGAAGGCGACGACGCTGCGGGCATGACGAACGGGCGCGCGCTGCGCGCCGCTCGAGCGCGCCTCTCTTCCGGCGCGCGCGCCGAGAAGACCGCGGGCTTCGTCTCGGGCCAGCTCTACGTCGACGACGTCGTGGACGACAGCGGCGCGGCCGCGGGCAAGACGCTCACGGACACGCTGCTCGCCGAGCTGCTCGACGTCATCGACGGCGCCGACAGCTACGACCAGATCCGTGAACGTGTCACGGCGCGCTACCAGAACGCGGAGCAGCCCGAGGCGCTGCGCACGCTCCTGCAGCACGCCTTCTACCTCGCCGACCTCGCCGGCACCGCGGGCGCGCATCAGGACGCGTGAGCCATGACGACCTGGGACGTCACTGCGAAGCACGAGCGCTTCGAGGAGGCGGCCGACTGGTTTCGCAGCCGCGTGCCGTACACGCACGCGGAGCTCGGCGAGCTCGACGACAAGCAGCGCGCACGCGCGTTCTGGGTCGCCGGCGGGCTCGAGCTCTCGGCCACGCAGACCATCTTCGACGAGATTGCGAAGGCGCTCGAGAACGGGAGCTCGCTCGCGGACTTCAAGAAGGGGATCCGGGAGAAGCTCGGCGACAAGTTCGGCGTCACCGGCTACCAGCTCGAGACCGTCTTCCGCAACTGGACCCAGACCGCCTACAACACGGGCCGCTGGTACCAGCTCACCGATCCCGAGGCTGCCGTTGGGCGGCCTTACCTGCTTTACGATGCGATCCTAGACAGCCGCACGACGCCGCTCTGCGAGTCACTGAACAACACGGTCAAGCGCGTCGACGACCCCTGGTGGCTGACGCACTGGCCACCGCTCCATCATCGCTGCCGCTCCTCGGTGCGCGGCATCACGCGCGCCGAGGCGGCGAAGCGCGGCGTCACCGAGGGCACGCCTGACGCCCAGGTGCCTGACGGCTTCGGGCTCGCGCCGCCGCTTCGGGGCGATGCGCCTCCGCAGCCCGACCTCGCCGGCGTCGATCCGAACGTGGCGACCGCCTACAAGGTGCGGGAGGAGAAGCTCCGCCTCGAGCTCGAGGAGGCGCAGCGTCGCGCGCAGGAAGCGCGACGTCTCGAGACGCCAGCCCACTGGCTCGACACCGAGTACCGCGAGAAGTACGGCGAGAACGCCGGGCGCGCGGTGGCTTGGGGCCGCGCGATGGAAGAACGCGGCAAGGGTGTCTCGCTGGCCGAGGCGAAGCGTCAGCACGTAGAGCTGACCGAGAACATCGGGCTTACGACGCACGCGAACGCGACGCCGCTCTTCACGAGCCTGCGCCAAGCCGAGGAGGATGGCTTCATCCCGAAGGGGCTCAAGACGCTAGGCGCGGTCGCCGAGG